TGGATTGGCGAGGGCCGGATGGTCAGCGTCCGATGCAAGGGGCCGGGGAGCAAGAACAAGGACGGTACCTGGAGCGCACTGTGGCTGGACGTGCTAGCCACCGGGACGCAGGCGGACCAGTTGGCGCAGGTGCCAGTCAAGGCGGAGTTTGAGGTTATCGGGTCGCTCAAAGCCGGTGCCGATTGGACCGACAAGGACGGCGTTGTAAAGCAGGGCGGGATGGTCCTTTGGGCTGACAGCTTTCCGGCGTTTGACGGGGTGCCGGCTACGGAACCTGAGCAAGATCAACCGTTTGACGATTCGATACCCTTTTAGCCAAAGACTTGACACCTACAAGTGTAGGTGGTAGGGTTCTGGTATGGATGCGCTGTGGCGCTGGAGGCAAGATGCAAATCGACGGAACCAAACTGACTTTTGACCTGTACGAAGTACTGCGCAACGTGACGCCAGAGCAAGGCGCGGTTCTTGCCGATGCCTTGGCGCTCAATGACGCAGTGCGCAAGAACGTGATTGACATCATGGTCGATGGCGTCACCGACTTGGAAAGCTGGCCGTCCAGCGACTTGACCGACGACGAGCGCAAGCGGCTGATTGTCGGGCAAGACGAAATCCGCGACCGCCGCATTTCTCACTTGGAGATTGAGAACAGCAGTCTGACTACGCGGCTGGCAGAGGCTGAGCGCGTCACGCGGGCGATTTGGGATGTGTACCACAACACGATGCAGAGCGACTTTATCGCCAAGTCTCGCATCTACAACGCGCTGACTTCGCCAGCCAAGACCTAACAACCACCGGCCACCGGGCGACATTGGCGGTTCGACTCCGCAGGCTGGACCAACTTTGGAGGCAACATGGAAACGCAACAAGTGACAATCAGCCGGACATACACGTTCCCGGCTGTGCCGTATGGGTGGGATTGGGTGCAGGACGACGACGTGGTGGCGCTGTTTGACGATGCCGGCGACCGCTTTGGGTCTGTCGGTATTGGTAGCCACGAGATTGAGGCGCCAACACTTGCCCATGAGGCTATTGAGTGGCAAGCCGCCATTGACGCAGAAGCCGCGCAAGCTCCGGTCATCGAAGGCCAGCCGGTCTACGTCGCTATTCCGCTGGCTTTGCGGCGCAAGGGGTGGGCTTGGTTGCTCAACCCTGAATGTGCCCGCTTGTGCTACCTATGCAGCGAGGATAGCCGTATCTGGTTTGCTGGCATGACCCGCCAGCAAGCCGTCGACGCCATGGCTGACCTTGTGTCGGATGCGGAGGTGTTGCCGTGAACTACCACGACCGCGACGCCGCCTACAGGGCGCATTTAGGGCTGAACCAGTCGGCATTGAAGCCGCTCAAGCTGTCACCGCAGCACGCGCTACACGCTGCCACGGCGCCGCGTAAGCAGTCCGCCGCGATGGCGTTGGGTGTACTGACCGAGCGGCTGATTGCCTGCCCGCAAGACCTGCGCTGTCAAGTCAAGCTGGACGGTCGCACCAATGCCGGCAAAGCGTCCAATGCTGCTGCGGAAGCTGCGGGCATTACGCTTATGGCAGAGGATGACATGGACCGTGCTATGGCCATGTCCGACGCACTGCGTCAAGACCCGCAGGCTGCGTCATTGCTTGCCGGCTGCGAGTTCGGCCAGCCGTGCTACTGGTCACAGGACGGTCAGGCTCGCAAGGCGCTGTTTGACGCGGTAGACGTTGGTCGGCACCTGGTTGTGGACATCAAGACCACGAGCGACGCACTGACCCCCAAAGACATTGCAGGCGCCGTCGCCAAGTGGGGCTATGACCTGCAAGCCGCGTGGTACAGCCAGGCCTACGAGGCAACGCACGGCGTCAAGCCGGACTTCTGGTTCATCTTTGTGGAGAGCAGCGCACCGCACGCCGTTGTGTGCGTCCAGCTCGACGACGCATGGCTGGCAGAAGCCGCGCAAGAAGCCGAGTTGCTGGCAGAAGTCTGGCAAGCCTGCACCGATGCCGGCGTGTGGCCGGGACCGGGCAGCATGACGGTGAACGGTGAGCGCCGTTGGCCAGCGAAGTTGGACCGCCCGCAGTGGGCACCCCGTTATCAGTTGGAGGTGTAGTATGGAAATGCAGACCCAAGTCCAGCCGCAAGCGCGGCAAGTTGTGAAGTCGGTACGCCAGCAAGTGCAAGACGCCTTTGGCAGCGTGGAAATGCAAGCCGCCTTGTCGGTTGTCCCGCCGTGGATCGACCGGCAGGAGTTTGCCGCGCAAGCCGCTGCCGATGCCGCTGACCCGGCGCTGGCCAGTGTACCGTTGCCTGAGCTGGTCCGCGGCTACCTGACGATTGCTCGGATGGGCATGATGCCGGGACCGTGCAAGCACGTCGCCCGCGTTCCCCGTGGCCAGACTTTGGACGTGCAAGCGCAATGGCAAGGCGTGCAATACGTTCTGCGGCAAGGCGGCTGGGCAGTGTCGGCTCACATCGTCTTGCACGATGACCGGCTGGAACTGGCGACCGTTGGCCCTGACGAGTTCGACGTGTTGCGTCACGACTACGCTGACCCGTTTGCCCGCGTGGTCACAAAGGCCAACTTGCGCGGCGCGTATGCCAAGGGCACAAACCTGCGGACAGGTGAGACCATCTACCGCATGGTCCCGCTGGAGCGTATCGAGCGGGCAAACAAGGCGGCCAAGACGCAAAGCATCTGGAACAGCGACTTTGCCGCGATGGTCAGCAAGACCGTGTTTCACCAAGCAGCCTCGCGCCGCTGGTTCCCGCTGGCTGCCGACGTGCAAGCCGCGCTGGCCATGGCTGAGGACTTGGACTTCGACCCGACGCCCAAGGAACGCAAGCCGTTGAGCATCGGCGTTGCTGCCGCGCCGCTGCGTTTGGTGCAGGAAGTCCAGCCGGAGCCGGAGCAGTTGGTTTTGACCGCTGACCAGGGCGACGAGGTGCAGCCGTGATCGTCATCGGAATCGACCCCGGCGCGACAATTGGCGTGGCTGTCTATGACACGGCTGCGGGCCGCGTGCTGTATTCGGCGCAGTACCGCGACCCGTTGCAGGTGACGCACTACGTCGGGGCGGTCCGGCAAACGCACGTTGTCGGGGCAATCGGCATCGAGCGGGCCCGCATCTACGGCGCTGGCGGGGCAAGTGTGGCCAACACGATTGAGCAAGTCGGCTGGCTGCTGGCATCGCTGAACGCGCACCTGCCAGACGGCAAGGACGCGATCCAAGAGTGCGGGGCTCGAGTGGTCTACACACTGGAACGCCGCGCCGTAGTGTCCGCGCTGACAGCCGCCGTTGGCCAGTCCGTAAAGGGCGATGCAGGGGTCTGGCAGGCGCTATGCACGCTGCATCCCGGCGCAGCACAGCGACCCGTGGCCGCCAAGCCCGCGACGCGCACAAGGCCTGCCGTGGACGCTGTAGAGGCTGGGCCGCTGTACGGGGTCAGCAGCCATGCCCGCGCCGCGTTGGCCGTGGCTTGGGCGTTGGGCAAGCATTTGGGGGCAGCATGAAAAAGACCGTTGAAACAATCGGCAAGGACACGGCGGACGTGGGTTGGCGAAAGGTCTACCGCTGGCACAAGTGGACACCGCCGCAACAGCCTTGTGGGGCTTGGAGGGTCAAGAAGTGAGCGACAACAAAGAGGCGCCATACATCGACTTGGCAGCCATCAACACCTTTGGCATCGACGCCCAAACCGACAAGACCCTAGAGGAGCTAGGCGAGTTGGCAACGGCGCTGATCCAGTACCGCTACGGCAGGATCACCATCGACGACCTACGCAGCGAGATTGCAGACGTGCTGATTACGGTCGGACAACTGCGGCTGCACTACGGCGCTACGGCTGTGGATGACATTCGGGATGTCAAGTTGGCGCGGTTGAAGCGGCTGGTTGCTGACCAGGTTGCAGCCAAGCCTAAGCCAAAGCCGGTCAAGCCCATGCTGCGGTGGGAAGCCGGCAAGGGCGATGAGCTGATCTTGTATCGGTGGTCACGGCAGATCGGGTCAGTCACGCGCAGCCCGTACTACGCAGATCAATGGGTCGCGTTTGCCGACAGCAATCTGGCGACAACGCACGCGCACAAAGAGACGGCAATCAACATCGTTTGCATGGAACTGGGCTTGAGCGTCTGCGAGGTGCCCGTATGGAAGCCCTAGACCTCCGCCTCGGCAGGTATCAGGACGTGTTGCAGGACGTGGTGTGTGATCTGCTGTGCGCCGATCCTCCTTACGGCGGGCGAACGCATGCGGGCACAACGCAAGCCGTGGTAGACCGCTTTGCTGCGACGCTCAAGACCGCGCTGTGCTATGCCAGTTGGACGCCTGACGACGTTGTCGAGTTTGTGGCGTTCTGGTCGCCAAGGACGCGAGGATGGATGGCTTGCATGACAAGTCACGACCTGATGCCAGCTTGGGAAGCCGCCTACACCGATGCAGGGCGGCTGGCGTTTGCTCCGGTGCCTATCCTGCAAGACCGAGTGCGGATGGGTGGTGACGGTCCAGCGTCTGGCGCTGTCTACCTGATGGTCGCACGCCCCCGCCGCAAGGAATTCCTGAGTTGGGGCGCACTGCCGGGCTGGTACAAAGCCGGGACCGAACGCAACGGGCACATCGGAGGCAAGCCGCTGGACCTGATGCGCGCCTTGATCCGCGACTACAGCCGACCAGGGGATCTAGTCTGCGACCCGTGCGCCGGAGGGGCTACAACCCTGCTGGCAGCCGCGCAGACTGGGCGCAGAGGGGTGGGCGCGGAGCTATCGCCTGAGACCTACGCCAAAGCCGCCAAGCGCCTGCGGGATACGCCTGTAGCGGTGGATTGGCTGGACGTGGCGCCGAAGGGCGAGCAAGGGGGTTTGTGGTGAGTGACCTAAAAGCGCCGTTTCCATGGTTTGGCGGCAAGCGCAAAGCAGCACCCGAGGTCTGGCAGCGTTTCGGCACCGTGCAAAACTACGTCGAGCCGTTCTTTGGCTCCGGCGCTGTGTTGCTGGGTCGCCCGAACGTGACCGGCGTGGAGACAGTCAACGACCTTGACGGGTTTATCGCCAACTTCTGGCGGGCTGTTCGGTTGTCACCAGATGCTGTAGCTGAATGGGCAGATCAGCCGGTGAACGAAAACGACCTGCACGCCCGCCACGTCTGGCTGCTCAAGCAAAAGGAAGCCCTGCGACCGATGCTTGAAGGCGATCCCGACTGGCACGACGCCAAGATAGCCGGCTGGTGGGTATGGGGCATCTCTTGCTGGATTGGCTCCGGCTGGTGTTCCGGCAAAGGGCCATGGTGGCCAGACGATGAAGGCAGGCTGGTGAACGGCAACGCAGGCCAAGGCGTGAACCGGAAGCTGGTCCACCTTGGCAACGCAGGCCAAGGCGTGAACCGGAAGCTGGTCCACCTTGGCAACGCAGGCCAAGGCGTGAACCGGAAGCGGGTTGCCGTGCGTGACTGGATGCGGGCGCTGTCGGACAGGCTTCAAAACGTGCGGGTTTGTTCAGGAGATTGGTCGCGGGTATGTGGTCCCAGCGTGACGCACAAACACGGGCTAACCGGCGTGTTCCTAGATCCGCCGTATGCCGACACCGCAGAGCGCACAGCAGACCTATACACCGAGGATTGCCTTGACGTGGCGCACAAGGTCAGGGAATGGGCAATAGCCAACGGAGACAACCCGCTGCTGAGAATCGCGCTGTGCGGATACGAGGGCGAACACATCATGCCGGCAACCTGGGCAGTTCACGAATGGAAAGCTAAGGGCGGTTATGGTGGGCAGAGCGACGGCGAAAACGTCAACGCCAATCGGGAAAGGATCTGGTTTAGTCCAGCGTGCCTGAATGGCAGGCAGGGAGGCTTGTGGTGAAAGGCAACCGATGGATCTATGACAAGGGCAGCCGCAGCAAGACCTTGCGCGACCAGCACAACCAGACGGTGGCGACGGTGTGGGATGACCACACGGCGGCAATCGGCGGGGTTGTCAGTTGGCACAAGAACGATGCGGCTGCGATGGCTTACTGCGTCGCGATGGTGCAAGCCGCTGGGCATAAGGTCCAGTCGCTTGCTACTTGACGGCTACATGTGCGGGTGGTAGGGTGATGGAAGGAGGTACCATGAACGCAGAACTTGAGGCACTTGGACGGCGGGCGGTTGCTTGCAGGCATTGGCGGTGGTGTCGCGGTATGTCGCTGTCAGACGGGACCGTGGTTGTCCGCGTTGCCGACAATGGCCAACCCGTTGTTGCTGGCGGCATTGGTCGCGGCGGCAATGCGCTGTCCGAGGTGTGCCCAGACCTATCGGACCCCGCTACCGTCGGGACGCTGCTGGGGCTTGTTCGGGAGGCTTGGCAAGACCAGAAAGCCTATGTGATTTGCTTTCGCAGCACCAATCAGTGGACTGTGACGCTTGTTTGCGAGTCAACCAGCGAGCAACTGTGGTTCGACGGCACGACTGAAGCAGAGGTGCTTGTCTCCGCCTTGGTGGCCGCACCATGAGCTTTGCCTATGACCTAAAGACCTATCGCCAGAGCCGGGGCTTGACCCAAAAGCAAGCCGGGGAGCTTGTCGGCGTCACCGATGCCGCATGGTCGCGGTGGGAGTCTGGCAAGCGGTTGATGCCGTTGCAGTTGCTGCGGCTGTTGCACGGTCACGAGCCGCTGGTCTTGGCTTGGCACGTCGCACACGCACGGCTGGCGACCAAACGCCAACAGGTCAGCCGCGCCCGCAAACCAGGTGGGCCGTGTCCGCTGACGATGGCGCTACACCTGGAGCGCGTCGGCTGGTCCGCAACCAAACTAGCAGCCGTGTCAGGCGTCCCCGTAGGCGTGCTGCGTCGCTGGCTGGCTGGCAAGTCGCAGCCGATTGCGGCGTATTGGGAGGCGTTGGGCAAGGTGTGCCCAAGCTGCCTGACCAACCCGCATCCGATGGGCCGGGCGCTTGTCGCTAGGTGGCGGGCAGAAGCAAGTGAACCGCTGGCTGTTTGGCTGGCTGAGGTGTGCGATGCTTGACCTAGCCATAGACGCAATCATCACGCTTGTAGCCGTCGCCGTAGTGGCGCTGGCGTTTGGGTTCTACTTTGCTGAGAGGTACTGCCATGCGTGACCTTGCAGAAGTCCGGCGGTTTTGGCCGAAGGCGGCAGAGATTGACTTCTGCGGTCCGCTGTACGTCGCCAGACCAGTGAGGCGCCACGAATTGACCATAGCTGAGTCGCTAGGTGGTGGCTGGTTTTTGAGCGATTGGCGCGATGGTGGACCCGAACTGTCCGCGGTCTACAGAGGCCCCACAATAGCCGCCGCAATGGCTGCGGCTGGGTTTGGGAAGCGAAAGCCGGGACCATACGCCATGCACAACCGCGGCATGGCAGACGTTGCCAGAGCGTGGCAAAAGGGACCGTGGAAGGGCTACGACCGCGTCCCGCATGTTACCCGCCAACGCCCGCGCAAGCGCGCAAGGTTGGGCGGAAAGGCTCGACGGCTTGCGTGTTGGATGGCTATTTACAGGAACTCAAGCCTTGTGACTGCCGCACAAGTGCGGGCAAGCTATTGACTGAGGCTGACGCTGCACACAAGCGGCAAAGGGTAGGCGGGGATGATCTGGCTTGCCCTACTACTCCCGCCGCAACCGCTGCTGGTCAGCGTCGCTCGCGTAGAGTCCCGCCACGTCTGGACGGCACGGGCCGGCAGTCATCGGGGACCGTACCAGGTCAGCAGCCGCTTCTCTCGTCTGCCGTGGTGGGCTTTGCATGTGGAGCCCGTCGCACGGTTTGAGGCGTGGCGACACCTGACCTACTGGCATCGGCAGTCTGGTAGCTGGTGTGGAGCGCTGCGGGGCTACCGCTACGGCTGGGCTGGTGTTCGGGGTGACAAGGGGCAGGCATACGCCGCTGCTGTGTCTAGCGGGTGCGGGAGGTTGTGATGTCGGTGGTCGTAGCCCTACGAGGCCGAACAATCCGCAAGGCCACAATCCGCTGGACATCGCGCTCCAAGGACTACGAGAAAGCCGGTGTCGACCGCATACTTGACCCGTGGCTGTACTGCAGGGCAAGCGGCTGCATTGTGGGCAGAGCGTCCGCAGTCTTGTTCAGCGGCAAGTATTGCGAGTTGGTCGAGCCTGTCTGGATGAGCGTCACGGTCAAGTGCCACATTCCGTTTGACCACGGCAACCGGCTGCTACGAGAGGAGCCTGCTGGCTTGCGGGAACTGGGTCCGGTGCGGGCGTTCTTGGCAGGCGGCAACCGCGACACTTGGCCGTGCTGGTGGCGCAAAGGTCAAGCGCCAGATGACGTGGTAGAGGCTGCGGCAAGGGGCAATGCGTTTGGCAAGGTCCACTCTCAGTCGTCGCGCCGCGGCTTCTTGGACACGCGGTCTTGACGGTCCTCTATCTCCCCGGCCTTCTGCCTAAAATAGACCGCTAGGATGCCCATAGCGACCTCGCTGACGGCAAGTAGGGCCTCGGTGACCGTGCTTGGTTCTACGCCAGCCCTGCGGGCAATACGTTCGCCTACAACGGTGGCTACCAGTACGGCGACCGTGCGATTGGTACGGCTCTTGGTGATTGCCTTGGCGCTCATTGGCACTCCTCATTGGGCAACGGGCGGTCGCTGTCGCACAGCAGCTTGTCGGGCTTGTTGGGGCACTGCAGCGCCTTGAAGTACCGTCGCGGCACGTCCGGTTCGTCCTTGCCGTAGTACGTCACACAGCCGTTCTTGCGCCACATCGCACTGCAGCCTGCGCTCCAAAAGCCGGTAGACAGCACAAAGGCCACGTCCAGTAGCAGCGTGCCAGCGGCAGCAACTACGGCGCGGGACAGCTTCATTCCCAGCCCATCTGGTTGTAGCGGCAGATGACCTGGTTGCGGTGAGTCCGCAGCGGGGAGCCCTCTTTGCCGTAGTCAAAGAACACGGGGATGGGGCGCATCTTGATGCCGTTTTGCGTGCTGCTGCAGTCCACGAGCAACCGCTTGCCGGCGTCGACCACAACCGCAACGTGTCCCTCGTGCAGCTTCTTGCCGTTGCGGTAGCCGTCAGGGTAGACCACGATGTCGCCGGCCTGCATTTCTTCAACGGGGATCTGCTTGAAGATGCGCTTGGCAGTGCCTGTCTTGGACAACTTGCCAACGGCGTCAGACCAGATGCTGTCGGTAGACAGCCACCACTTGCCAAAGTCTGGCTGGGGGCGACGCGACCGACGCAGGCACCATGCGACAAAGCCGGAACAGTCGCAGCCCTGTTTGATTTGGCCGTCCTTGGTCTTGTACGGCTCAGACGGCAGGTTGCCAATCGCCGTCAAGCCGCCCTTGCCAAGTTTGTAGACGATGCCCTTGCCGACAGCGGACAAGGCGCGGGAAACAATGGTTGCTCCGTCCATGGTTTACCAACTTGTGCGAATGATGCCAAAGCCTTGCGCCTTGGACAGTGTGTGGCAGCAACGGGCGACCTTGATTTCCAGCCCGTCATGCTTGAGGCGAATGTCTTTGACATCGGCTTCCAGCCTGGCGTGCTGCACGGTCACGTTGTCGAGCTTGGACCGGATTGTCTCGGCCTCTACGCCCAACTTCCATGCCAGCCCAAAGGAACTGAAACAGACCGGCAGTGATGTGCTGAGAATAAGCCCGACCAGTTTGATAGTCGGGTTGGTATCCCACGCGGATAGTTTGGCTTCCAGCCTGGTCACGGCGAGTCTCCTACTCAAAATGCCAGTACAGGTGCCATTCGACGGTTTGACCAAGCACGCCGGTGATGACGGCTTCCAACTCGCCCGCGCCGTCGTCTTGAATGACTAGTGTGGCGGTAGACAAAGCCGCGGTAGCGCGAGGGGCGCCAATAGCCGGGTTGTTGATGCTGGTCATGGTGCCAGCGTCGTTGAGCCAAAGCTGATTGGCGTTCCAGCCAGCAGCATCGGCGCCGTCGTGACCGTCAACCGTCAGGCGCAGCCACTCTGTCTCGCCAACGGTGAACGTGCCCAGCGGGACGGTAAGCGTCGCAGCGTCGATTGTCTGGCCGGCAAACGAATAGGACTGCGGCAAGGCGTTGAGCTTGGCAATCTGTCCAGGCGTCAGTGTCAGGATAGGTGTTGGCACGGCGACTCCTAGCGGAAAGCGCTGTCAGCTTCGACCAGCACGTTGACGGTGGTCCCGGCAATGGTCTTGAACCAGATGCGCGGGTAGGTCTGGCCACCGGTCATCTCGCGGCGAATGGCCGAGATGGTGTCCGACTTCAAGGTGCCGACGGTGTTGGTGCCGTCGAGGCTGTACTCGATGTGCGCCAGCGAGTCGCCTTGCAGGACAATGGCGACTTCAGACGGGCGGAACGTGCCCATGTCGACTTGCGCGGTACCGGGGTACACAGCGTCAGCCGACACGTCAATGATGCCGCTGGTGTACCATGTCGTCGTGAAGTTGCCGGCCATTACGCCTCCTTGTCCTTGGGCTTGCGGGAGGCGGTCTTGGCTTCAAGGGCAGCTTCAAGCGCCTTGATGCGGACAAGCGCCTTGTCCAGTTCGGTCAGCAGGTAGCCAAACTCGTGAGCGCCGCTTTTGAGCGGAAAGGACGACTGCTTGCACCGCTTGATGTACTGCGACAGACCAAGGCTGGTGGCCTCATAGCGGTCGGTCTGCGGTTCCGGTTCCGGTGCCATCGGGTGTGTTGGTGTCGTTCCGCTCATTGAGATGCTCCTCGGTCAGTTCGCTGATTGATGCTCTGATGGCGTCAATCACCGCTCTGAGCTTACCATTGTCCAACTCTTGGGACAATACATCGACTGGCGACTCGCCAATGGCCCTTGCTTGCAGGGCCTTCTTACGGCGTTCCTCTATGGTTTGGCGGGCTTTGGCTACTTCACGCGGGTCTGCGTTTCCGTAGGCAAGGGCTGCGGAAAGCTCAATCTGGTACAGCTTGGCTTGCGCGTTGATGCCTGCCTCTGACAGCATTTTCTGGCGGACCTCATCGGGCAGGTCCAGCGGAACTCCGGCCTCGTACTGCGCTGCCCGCATACCAGACTGGCGCAGTTTGGCGTTTGTCCTGCGCTCCAAGCCTTCGGCCAAAGCTATCTGGTCCACTGTCTGCATACCCAGCGGGGCCAAGAAGTACTTGGTCAAGTCCATGATGTTGGCCTGCTTGCCGGTGCTGGAAACGGGCACACCCTCGCCGGTCGCGAGGCTCTTGGCTACCTTGGCGGTCTGGCCAACGCCCGTCCACAGGTGCTGCGGCATCATGGCGGCAGTCAGCAAGCGAACACCGGTGATGAAGCGGCGAGCTACGCTCGGGTCGCCTTCCATGACAGCCGGCCTGCCTGTGATGGGATTGACCATCTGCGGGTCCAGCAGGGTGGCTGTGATTTCAGCAAACGGATTGTGCTGCACTAAAGACGCAGTGCCGGACAGCGACGGGTCGAGGTTGGACAGGAAGCTGTTGTACCCGCCCACGTCCTTGAGGCTGGTCGTCAGGAACGTCGCCCGCCGCGCAATGTTGTCAGCCAGACGCGGCGAGAAAGTCCGCACGACTTCAGCCACGTCCTCCGCGCTGCCAAGCCCCACGTCAGGCGCACTGTTGCGCTGCAGGTACGCTTGCGCCAGCCGCCCGTTGAGTTGCCCGCGCCCGTAGTGCTGCAGCAAGTCCTCCTCATTGGCGGCAGACAGTCCCTGTGTAATGGCCCAAGCCGTGTGCAAGGAAGGGTCGTTGAGCGCCCGCTGCATGTAGTTCTTTGCTTGCCATACGCCAAACCGCAGGAACGGCGGCAGGAACATCTGTCCCGGCCACGACTTCATGATGGCGTCGCCGGTTGTGGACGACTTCTCTACGCCGTAGTTGGCGTGCTGCCCCAGCATGGCGGCTTGTTCTGGCGACAGTCCCATGTGCTTGCGGGCGACCTTCCATGTGTACAGCCGGCGCGACTGCTCTGCCATGGCCATCATCACGGCAGCGGTCGTGTGAGCAAGTTCGCTATTGAACTGCTCCAGCCACGCGGACGGCATAGGCACCGGCCAGTCCGATTCCTTTTTGGCCTTCTGCCACGCCTTGAGTCCAGCCGCCTTGATTTCTGGCCCTAACTTGACGCCAGCCTTGAGCGCAAGCAAGGCCTCTGTCACGAACTCCATGCGGCTTACGGGGTCCGGCTGCCGAATGGCTTGGTTGGCAATCGACGCAGCGATTCGGCTGACAGGGCCTTGCAGAGCTGACGGCAGTTGGGCCAGTTCAGCGACAACCGCATCTGGCTCTACTTGTCCGTTCTCAATCGCCTCCAGCATGTCCGGCGACACCGTTGGCGTTTCGCCGCGTTGGCGGGCGTTCATGTAGTTTTCAATCTCGGACTGACCTTCAAGCCGGTACTTTCTCCCTTCCCCGTGCGTCGGCTTCAAGCCAGTCACGGCGTAGATGTAGCCGTGGTCCTGCACAAAGTTCCGCAACGGGTAGATGTTGAGGTTGTAGACCGTGTGCATCAGTCGCCAAAACTGCGTGAGTGGACCAGCCTTCTGCATGGCAGCTTTGGTCAAACCAAGCTGGCGGGCGACCTGCGGGTGAACGTACTTGTTGGCCAACTTGCCGTATACAAAATTGTACGGGTCGCTGCTGGCAGCCTCTTTACTGCCGGCCACCTTCTTGTCGCCGGTGTAATACCAGCCCGGCTTTGGTTTGTCGGTAAGCGTGCCTGCGGCAGCCAGTTCGTCGTGCCAAATGGACATCTTGTGCAGCAACTGCGTCGTAGAAATCATCTGATTGGCGGTGGCAGCAAGGGCGTCGTTGAGGTCGAACTTGCCTTTGACAATGCCGTCCATGAGCCGGTTGTCGCTTTCTTCCCGCCCCAACATGCGCTTGAAGCGTCCGGTCTGCTTGGTGCCAAACGAGCCGACCGCAGACGGCATCATGTCCAGCAAGCCCAACTTCTTTTGCAGTTGCTCTTGCGCCTCCAGCGCATCGGTAAATGCGCGGCTGGCGTAGCGGTCGTAGTTGCGGGCAATGACAACAGGGTCGACGCCCAAGTTTTCTGCTATTTCCAGCGACGCATTGTTGATCGCATCCACATACTTGCGGCGGGTCGGGCTGCTGTTGGACCAGTTGGCCAAGGCTTGGATGTGCGCCGGAGCTGATGGGTTGGCTTGTAGCCGAGACATTGGCGAGCTACGCAAGGTTGCAAACACGCGCTCGCGACCGTTCGGCGTGCTGTTCACGTCGTCGACCAGCTTGAGGTAAATGGATTCAACGTAGTCTTTCCGAAACTGCCCAAGTTCAGGGTTGTCGACGGTGAACACCTTGCGCCCTGCAGCAGCATCGGCGTCGCGCACTGCCTTCATGGCAGCAACGTAACCGTCGCGTTGGCGGACTTCACTACCCGGAACCCACTTGTAGCCACCTGCGGGCATTGACCAGGCTTGGTCAGCAGCCGCCAAAAACACGGGGTCTTGCATTTGCTGCTGGACAACCGCCGCCAACTTCTGTGCCTGCACTTGCCGGTCAGCCATGGCCAGACCCTGCAACTGTGTATTGGTCGCTTCCAGTGCGGACACCGGGTTTTGCAACTGCCCGCGTTGGGTAGCCCGCACGCCCTCAAACATGACATACGGGACCATCTGCTGCGCCAGCGTCTGGTCGATACCTGCGTCCACAAGCGTTTGGCCAAGGGCTTGTGCCTGCTGTCTGGCATCCCCGTCCAGCGACACAGGAGCGTTGTAGACGGCTTCCGTATCGGCAAGCCTACCCTCTACCGCACCGAACTTCTCTGCGGCGTTTGCAGCGGCAAATGCGGGGTCCGATAGCTCTGCATCCAAGTCGCGCAGTACGTTGTACCGCTGCACCACGTTCTGGATGCCCTTGGCGGCTGGCGACACGTTGTTGGCCGCACGGACTGCTGCCGCTTGTGCCCGCTGCGCCTTGAGCGAGTCGTTAGGCACCACGTCGAACATGAGACGCTGCCAAGACGGCTGCAGGTTGACCTCTGCCGCTTGGACAGTCTCGGCCAACTTCTTGCCCCACGGCGATGTGGCGTTGGTTGCCATCTTGGTATTGGCGATCTTGGTCATCGGCTCGAATAGCGCTCCGCCAAGACGGTTGACGCTCACAGGGTCGCCACGCACGGTCTGCACGGGTTCGTTGTTGCGGACAAGCGGGTCGCCGCCGATGGTCGCTGCAGCCCGAGTCGCACCCATAGGAATACCCATAGACGCCAGCGGGTACTTCTTGAAGTTGTCCCAGCCTTCGTCAAACGCCTTGCCTGCGTCGCCTGTTTCAGCGTAGGTCTGCGCCGCGCTGAACATGGCAGGGTTCATGCCAAAGCCAAAGCCAAGCGCGAACTCTTTGGCAAGATCCTTGACCTCGCCCGCCGCTTTGGCCTGCTGAAACTCGCCGCGTCGCTGCTGGGCGGCAATGGCCTTGGCCGCAGTCTTGCCAATCAGCCAGTCGGCTACTTCGTCTGCACCGGCACGTTGGGCCAAGCCGGCAATGTCACCGACTGCGCCACCTGCAACCCGTCCGCCGATACGGCTGCCAAGGACGGCAAGCTCGATAGGCGCCGCAACTTTGCTGGCAACCATGCCCACGGCATCTGCCATGACGTTGGTGCCGAACTGCAAGATGCTCTGCGGCCCCATGTCCTCTACGGCGCGAAGCTCCGGCGACTGTCCGCGGGTACGGCGGGCTTCGTCCAGGGCAGCAGCACCGCGGGCACCTAGCAGGGCTGGGGCTGCGGCAAGAGCGTCACCGGACAGTGTGCCGCGTGCCCAGTCCAGCGTTGCCGGCGTGTCGCTCTCCGGCTCCATAAGGGGCTTGGGTGCGGACATTGGTTCTGGCGCAAGGTCAGGCGAGTTGAGTTGCCGCAGAATCTCAGGGTCCGTCACAACCTTGGACGCCTTGGCCGGCGGCGGTCCCGCATTGAGCGCAGCCAAGATGTTCGGGTCTGTGACTACCTTGCCCATTAGTCGCGCTCCTTCCACACACCGTCCTCAAAAACGTACTTGCTGCGGTCAATTGGCGCCATCATGCCGGTAGCCATGTCGCGGAACTGCTGCTGTCTCGCAGCACGTTCGGCAGTGACCTTGGCATCTTCCAGCAAGGTATCCTTGGGCGGACGCAAGGACGGGTCGCTGCCAAGCGCCCGCAGTGCCGCAATCTCCTTGGCTGTCTGCGCCCGCAGTGTCGCGGTTTCGCTTTGACCTTCGCCCTTGGCGGTGATGTTCTCTTTCTCGTACATCCGCTTGTTGGCGGCTGGCTTGTAGGCATCCGGCGTCAAGCCGACGCCTTGAAGTTCCGCAAGGGCTCTGCGCCCAGAGACTCCAAGTCGCTCAAGACGTGACGCGAGGATCTTTAGTCTCCCCTGGTTGGCAGTAGCCTGTCGTTCGTCGGCAGGCGGAGCGCCGCTGGCAATCTTGATGTACTCATCCATGGTCTTTGCCACGGGACCGACGCCACCTGCCCGCTTCTTGGGCGCGTACTTCTGCTGTAGCTTGAGCTTGTACTCCAGCATGTCCTTTTGCTGCAGCAACTCCTTGTCCTGCAACTTGCCGCGCTGCTCATAGTCGCGCCGCTGCAACTCACCGCGTTGGGCAAACTCCGCGCCACGCGCATCCGAAGCCGCCCAGTTATGGATAGGCTCGGTCGTGTTCTCGCGGAACTTGGGCATGGCCGCGGCAACGGGTAGCAGCGCATCGGTCGCAACCGGACGACTTTCCCGCTGGCGTTCCATCTGCTGTTCAAGCGCCCATGCTTGCATCGGCTTTACGGTGGCCATTTAGTACTCCAAAATTGGGATGCCGGCTTCTTGCAGCTTGGCGGCGAGGCGGTCCCAGTCGTCTCCCCAACTGTCGTCCAGCGCTTTTGCCAGCCACTCACGACCGTCTGGTCGGTTGTACAGTTCCTTGAGTTGGGCGTTGGACAAGCCCTCGACAAAGGCAACGCCGGCTTCTTCGTCCTGCATGGCAAACGTGTCTTGCGTCCAGTATTGCTTGATCTTGTCCAGCACCTGCCCGCTTGTCAACTTGGCGTATGGGCTGGCATTTTTGGCGGTGCCCTTGTCAATGATTTCCACCAAAGAACCAGGGCCCGCGTTGGCGCCAAACTGAGTTAAAACCTCCTTGGCCATTGTGTTGAAGTCCGCGTCATCGAACCTAATGTTGAGTTCGCCGGCCAAACGGATCAGGTCTATTTTGGTCTTGTTCAGCATCTCCGCATACTGCATCTCGCGACCGTAGGCGTCCTGTTGGGCTTGGTTCTGCAACTGCCCGCGCTGCGCCTCATACGAGGTCATCGTGTCGAGGTTGCTGCGGTCGGACGCAATCTGCCCCAAGTTGCTACCGCGACCGGCAAGCGCGTCCCTCAGCATCTGCGACCGGCTGTTGCCTGCCATCTGGTTCTGCAACGCAAGCCGCGTGTTGGCATCCCAAGCGCCGCCCTCGTCGTAGAAGGACCGCATCTTGGCAATCTCGCCACGGGGATCCCAAGCCGCTTGAGTTGTCGGCTGGTCGGTCGTCGGAGGCGGCGTCGCGGCAGGGTATTGCTCGGTCGTTTGCTGCGGGCTGTTGGGCAACGGCTTGCCGAAGTTGGGCGTAGGCTGGTCTGCCTTGAACGCAACCGGACCTTGCTGCATGTTCAGTTGCATCGGCCCTTGCTGCATCTGCCGCGCTGGCAACATGGTCCCCGTGGCTTGCGCCTGCGGTGCCATGAACTGCTGGCTGGGGATGCTCAGGTAACTGGCGACACCCGGCGACATTGGCTGCGCCGTGGTCTTAAACTGTGCGCCCTGCACCGCGCCGCCGTTGATGGTGCCGTTTGCCGCGCCGCCGCCTGCCTGCTGAGGCTTGGGGCTTGCCATGGGCGGCTGGTTGCCAACGCCTTCAAACGGCTGTTGCTGGCGCTGTGCGGGCAATAGACCGCCTGCCGCAGACATACCGCCGCTGGACGGCATGCCCGCTTCTTTGGTCCGGTTGTTGTCGATGCCGCGCCGATTGGGCTGCAGGTCCATGGTGCCTCCTATGAGCGCAGGTATGATTTGATAGCCAGTTGCCCGCCGCACTCGGTCACGTTGTACGCAACGCCCGCGTCGGTGACGGTGACTTTCCAGCGTACCCAATCGCCGTCAGTGAGCAAGACGTTGGGGCTGGATGTGCGGACAAACAAGCCGTTGTCGCCTGCCGCATCGTCCGTGCCAGCCACAGCATTTGTGCTGTCGAACGTAATGACGGCAGGTAGCATGGTTGCCCATGCGTCAGCAGACACAGGGCGCCCGCCGCTGCCGCTTGGCGATGTGTACTGCAGGTCGAATACAACTGTCTGACCAGCCGCCAAACCGCCCGCTGGACCGCGAAACCAGGCGCTGGCGCCCGTGGTGATGTTGGTTGGCGACTGCCCCAACTGCACCCGCGTGTAGCCGAAGTACGATGTTGTGCCCGGCGCTACAGCAGAGGCAATCGTATCGGACGCCTCCATGTCGTAGCTGGTCGTCTGGTACGGCTGCAGCAGGTTGTTGACCGGGATGGCACGGCAGAAGTCTGCAATCGCTTGGAAGTTCTGCATGACCTTGCTGGACCGCAAGGCATCTCCGGGATTGATGAAGTTGAGCTTTGGTCCGAGCGCCATAGTCCACCTACCGCACGTTGATGATGGCCGCTGGGCCGTTTGCCGCTTCGCTGGTCAGGTCAATGGCGCGGTAGTCCAGCGAGTACGCACCCGCCGCCGCAGACCACATGATACCGCAAGCAATGCCGTATGTCGCGCCGTCTGCAAAGTACACGTCAGACCCCAAGGCAGGGCGGCTGCCGTCAAACCGACAAGCCTGCACAGAGCAGTAGTCGCCCGTGACGCGCACGGCTTGGTCGGCGTCCACGTCCACAAACAGCCGGTGCAGCAACGCTCGATTGGCGCTGACTGTCAGGAAGGCCGTAACAACGCCGCTGGCTGCCCGCTGGACGCACGCAAAGCCTTCAAGCACCGCGTAGTCCGCCGTGACCGATAGCGAGGCTCCTGCGTCAAATTCAAGCGTCGCGCCGTAGCCCATGATTGTGACGCGCTTGGACACGGCAATCGACCGGCGCAAGAAGTAGGTGCCGGGAAGTAGCAGCACCCGGTCGCCGTCACGGCAAGCGGACAGGGCTGCGGAGATGTCGTCCCCTGGCGTCAGCACAACCCCGGCCACGTCGCGAAACACCTGCAGCGACTGCGCCCACGCTTGCAGGCACAGGTCGGTGTCCTTGCTGCCGCTACGCATAGGCGCCTTGACCGATGCAAGCCCGGTACCACGTGTGGAAGTGCGCTGCATGGGCATGGCTACTTCCTTTGGCCAGTCATCGGCTCAAGTTCAATGGACCAGCCAAGTAGCTCCAGGCTGTTGCTGCCGTTGCCAGACTGCCCGCCGTCATCCCAGCAGCCGGTGCATTTGGTGAACAGCATGACGCGATACCACTGCGACGCCCGCTGGCTGAGGTTTACGCGCTTGTTGAAGAACGTGTCGGGCATCCACCGCTTGAAGGCGGGATTGTTGGGCGTGGGCGTGAGCAGGGTGTCCCACCAGGCGCCAAACGCAACGTCGTCGGTCGCATCGTCTTGCCAGAAGTAGGTCAGGTCACTGCGGATAAAAGCGTCTGGCCATGGCTGAACAACGCCGTCGCCGCTGGCAACCGTGCCGCTGGGCGTAATGTCTTGCAGTTCCGCGCTGTAGACAGTGCAATCCAGTACGTCGAAGTGCGCGTTTTCAGACATACACCAGATGCCGATTGTCTCGGTCTTGGCAAAGTTGCCGTCGTCCATGCAGGGGGTGGTCGCATTGCGCGACGCCCGCAGCTTGAGTTGCAGCCACTTGTTGCGCTTGTAGTCGTCTTGCTCCAAGTAGAACGGCGCCGATTGCAGCAAGGCAACAAAAGTCGACCGCCCGACAATCGGGCTTGTGCCAGACCATGTGAGCTTGTTGTCGGTGTCGCCGGTCAACGCCGCAATGCAGTGATGGTACGGGTACGGGAACGCCTGTGCGCCGCCAATCTGCCCCTGCGGGTACTCGTTGTAGAAGCCTTGGCTGAACAGCAAGCCCGGTTCGTTGGGCGATACCATGAGCGTGCAGTGACCGGACGTGGCAGACCCGCGGTAAACGCTGCCAGCCGGGGTGCCAGCCGGGGTGTAGTACACGTCCGTGCCAGAGATTTGCTGCGTCCAGTCCACGGTTGTCGGTTCGCTGCCGTAGATCCACCACACCTTGCGCGACGGCGACCAGCACAGGATGGCGTTGTTGTACTCCGGCACGGGCGACGCAGCCATTGCCAAGGCGTAGTAACCGCCTCGCGCCACCCATACGGCACAAGCAAGGCTGGACGCTGAACGGTCAAACCGGAAGAAGCGAGACGAGTCCCTGGTGATGTTGGAGTTCAAGCCGTTGGTGTTCAGCGGCTGTTGCCAAACAACCGTCCAGCCTTGGTTGAACAAGTCCTGTAGTTGGTTGGCGACCATAGCCGGCAGACCGCTGCCGTCCCACGCATACACGCCGTCGTCGCCCAGCCACAGCAGCAAGCCGTCGTCGGACTGCGCCAATGTTCGGTGAGACACGCAACCAATGTAAGTGGACAGGGGCTGAATGGTCGCTTGGCTGGCTTGTGCAGCCGGACCGTCCACGACAAAGCACTCCGACGATGTGAGAACCGCCATGCGCCCATAGTGCGACGCAATGCCTGTCACAGGCATCTGAGTGCCGATGTTGTAAATGCCCTGCACAGAGAAGCAGTTGGGCAGCAGCGGGTCGCTGACAAGCATGGTGTAGGGCGTCAACAGCAAGGATGTGGCACTTGGCCCAAGCCGAAAGCCGCCCTGTTTGCTGTAGTCCAGCACGGTCACAATGCCGTCGCCGTTCGTGTCGATAGGCGCGTCCACGTCAACCGAGGTGTCGCTGGCAAAGCCCGACAGCACAAGAGACTGCTGGTGTGCAGCAACGATGCTGGCGCCTTGGATGTAGCCCAGCAGGTAGGTGTCCACGCCGACTTGCTGCGGGTTGTGGAACGCTTCTACCGGCGCTGGCCGCATGTTGACCAGGGGATTCCACTGCCACAGCAGACCGCCGTTGGCGAAGTACACCGTGTCGTACAGGCGGGCAAAGGTGTACGGCGTGTTGCGCGATTCGGTGTCCGTGTCAGACAGCAGCAGCCGTTCGTAGACCGTCCGCCCTTGCGTGTCGTAGACCTTGACCTGCACGCCGCTGGGAAACAGCACGCCAAGCGACGCCAGATACCGCAGCGACAGGGAGATGATGAAGTCCTCGCCGTCCGGCCCCGACCACAAGAAGCTGCCAAGCGGGTCTGACTCCTTGACCGCGGCATAGGTGTAGGTCGCGACTTCGTAAGAGAAGCCGTCTGGTGACATAGGGTCCGCGACTTCGTTGTAGGAGTCTGGCGCCCGCAGGATGTTCCAGCCAGCCCGGGGAATAGCTGTACCGCCCGACAAGTCGAAGTTCAGCACGCCGTCGAAGTCCAGCGACTGCTGCTCGACAATCTGCGAGGTCATGCCTTGGATGCGGGGTGCCACGTTGGTCTGCATGGCTACCGCCCGATGTTGTTGCCCATGATGGTCTGCGGGGTCATGTTCTGCAGGCTGGATGCCAGCACCTGCTTCATGGTGTCCACGCGGCTGCGGTAGATGCCGGCAAGCCCGTCGTCTTGGTCGCCTACCGAGGCTTTGGCTTTGACGGCGGCAAGCAAGGGGACCAGTTCGTCGAACATGGCAATGTTGTTGGCTACGGTCCAGCCGCTACCCGTAGCATCTCCGGCTGCCAGCAGATTGCTGTTGTCGGTCGTTGGCTGGCGCAATCCTGGGATGTACCAAACCCACAACCACGTCACCTGCTGCGGGTGCGGGTACAGGTACAGCAGCGTGTTGTTGGTTGCCTTCCACGTTAGCGGACGACTGTTGTTGATGCCAAGCGAGGCGTTGTCCTGCACATTGCCAATCGAGTACAGGTCGGTGATGCGCGTCACAGGCGGGATGGGCGACGTTGCTGTGCCGGGTGCGCCTGAGAAGTTGGCGTTGGTTGACGCGACATACTTGGCGTTGGCCGTAGCGATGCCCAAGATGCGGGTAAAGAAGCCGTTCTTGAGCGATGCACTGTAGTTCAACGGTGCAGAGGCGAAGTCGATGGCACCCGTTTGGGCGGGAATTTCAATTTGGCTAAAGGCAACAAAGCTATCGGGCGACTGTGCGATAAGCTGGTGGAACACGTCGATGTTGGACAGCTTGATAAGCGTGTCCAGTTGAGCATCGGTCCAGTGCGCTGCTTTGGGTTCGTTGATGTACAGTCGGACAAGTGCCCGTGCTTCTCCCAGAGTCATGTGTCACCTCTAGGAAAGCGATACGGTCGCGCCCTTGACGCCTGTGGACTTGCGGTAGTCGTCTGCCCACCGTGTCGGGTCCAGCTTGTCCAGCGCCTTGTCTGTGCTGTCCTGCTTGGCTTTGGCGCGGGCTGCCTTGTCTTGGTCAATCCACTGCTTGAGCCCGTCCGACAACGCTGCGCCGCGGGACTCGACAAGCCGGTCGTACAATCGAGGGGCATCGTCGCTGGACATGCATGTGTCTACAACATGGGCAAAGCCGCCGCTGGTCAGAGCAAAGGCTTTCATCTTGTGGTCTTGCAGGTCGTAGGCGATTTCTACTTCTGGAAAGTCGTGGCGGATCAACTCGTACCAATACAGCGGGAAGCCGTAGTGACACGCCATCCGGTATCGGTCGTCTTGAAAGAGACGCTGCTTGGCTTGCTCCCGGCTCATGCAGGCTCCTACGGAAAGGTCATTGCAGTCACGCTGGCTTGGCTGTCAATCGCGGTATTGCTGCTGTCGGCGGCGGGTACCCAAACCAGTTCGCAGAACAGGTCCAGCGAGTCGGTGTCGGGGTTGAGCACCTGCACGCCAAGAACGGTCTTGGTCTTGCTGATGTTGCCCATGCCATGCTGGGTGTTTGGAACGTACTGCGCCGCCGTGACCGGCAACGCCTGTGCGCTAATCACAACCTGCCCGCTCATAAATAGCGATGTCAGCGACAAGCATGAGATAGTCGCATTGGCCCCTTGCGGGGTAGAGGCATTGATGACGTTCAGTGCCAGCACCCGCTTGCTGCCGGAGCAGACAATCGCGAAATCCTCTTGTGCGGCAGCCGTAGTGATGCGGAACGAGTGACGCTCCACGCCGTTGCGGTAGCCCCATTGCAGGTCGCTTGGCAGAAGCGGGTTGGGTGCTGGCATGACGCCTCCTTACAGAATCGGTGCGCCATTGAAGTTGGGAATGTAGTCAACGTACTGGCCGGCGTCGCTGGACAGCGCGGTGCTGTACAGAATCAGCACTTGGAACTTGAGCGTATCGCTGCCCGCGTTGGTCACGGTCAGGACCAGCGGCCCGCCTTCGCAATCCACCAGGTTGTTGTCTGGTGCCACTCCAGGGCTGGAAGCCTGCACTCCAGCGGCAACGTCGATTTCCACGGCCTGTGTCAGCGACGTTGTCCCGTCAGGCGCAAACAACTCGGCTGTCACACCCGTGAAGCTCGACTGGTCCAACAGCGGGACAATGACCATAGCCACAATGCGGAACTTGCCGAACAGCGGGATGTAGACATCGCCGGTGGCAACATTGTCGACGGTTTGGCTGTAACGGTGAACACCGAGGACGGCGCCACGGGCTACGCTGTGAGAGACGATAGGCATGGTGTCCTCGATAGGTGAAGTTCGGGGGCAGCAGGCGGCGGTAGCTGGAGCAAACTACCGCCGCCTGCAAGTGGGCATCGCTTACAGCGACGGGTTGGTGATGCTGCAGCCGTAGTAGACACCGTGGGCGTTCAGCAGGTCAAAGCCGAACTGGCAGCGGTGGGTGTACACAGCCTCGAACGCATCCTCGCCGGGGATTTGGCGCAGGTGGTTGCCGAACGTGGCACCGCCCGACTCCCAAGCCGGCTCGCTGAGGTTGAGCCAGCGCAGGTTCTGCGGGTCCAAGAAGAACGCCATGCCGTAGGGCATTTCCGGCTCGCAGATCAGGTCGACCTTCTGCTGGCTGGCGAACTCGACGCTGGTGAAGCCGCCTTGGATCTTCCACGGGGTCAACCGCACGTCGGCCTTGGTCACTTCCATGAACAAGTTGCGGAGCGTCTCGTCCATGAGCGCAATCGACGGGGTGCCCATGTGCGCCGCCCGAATCTTGGCGAGCAAGCTGTGCCAGTCGGACTCGACAAACGTGCCGCTGGACTGCACCTTGGCAGTGCCGTAGGCACGAATGTTGTTGGGGGTCAGGCCGACGTTCTGAAACGACTGCTGACCGCCACCATCGTTGGCCTGGTCCAGCAAGATGCCAAAGCCGTTCAGAGCCTTGCCATAGTTGTTGACCGAAGCCGACGCGCCGCTGCACGGGACCAGCCAGTCGCCGTTGGCGGGGTTGCCGGTGGACGAGATGACAGTCACGGTCAAGGTGGAGTTGGCCGCGTCAATAGCGGTCACTTGCACATAGCCATCGGGGGTGAACGTCGCACCCGTAACGCCGCCGTAAGCAAGGAAGTCGTTGATGCGAAAGTTCTTGCTGTACCACGTCGAACCCAAGTCGGCATTGGCGTAGCCCAGCGGCTGGTCAACCGCGAAGGTCCACGTCGAACCGGACACGTTGTTGGCCGTAGCGCAACGACCAAGCACGCCGTTGACAGACGGGCTGGTCGGAGCCGAGCCGCTGACCAAGGTACGCACGGGGAAGCCGAGCATCTGCTGGTTGATCTGGCGAGCGTGGTTTTCGACCAGGTTCTGCAGCAGCAGCTTGAGTTCGGACTCAATCGCAGCCTCGCCGCGGTCGCCCTTGTGAACCAAGTCGCCGGACACGCGCAGCACAGACGCCATACGGGTCGTGTAGACTTCGGCCTGCGGCATGATGGGCTTGACGCCCTGCGGCAGCGTTCCACCTTCGCTGTAGTTGGTGGTCGTACCGCCAGCGCGACCGGTCATGATCGGCCACAAGAACTTGAGACCGTCGCTCTTGGTTTTCTTGGCCTTGACGGCGTTGAGCGTGACCGACTGCTCTTTGATGGCCTTGTACAGGTCACCGTATTTGATCTTGAGCAGTGAGTCGAAGGCGTTTGCGCCTGTGGTAACAATCGTCGCCATGGTTCCCTCTGTGTGCGGCAGCAGCCGCGGTCTTGCTGACTACTTGCGGTCCCAGTAGCTCTTGAATGGCCCAAGGCTCTGAGGTTGCTGCACACGCGGAGCGCCATTTGCGCCCGCCGTGTTCTGTGGCTGTTTGGCAGCCGTGGTTGGGCGGGCTTTGAGCCCGTCGTACAGCTTCATGCGCTTCTGGACGGCAGCCACGGCTTCACCGTAGGCATCGACGTGGTACTCGGTGTTGTACCGTTCGCTGGACAGCCGACGCCACTGAGAGTCAAACAGGGCAGCAACGGTGTCCTTGGCCTCGTCGACTTGCGGCGAGTTGGGGAAGCCCTTGAACAGGTACTCGACGCCCTTGGTGACGTTGCCGTCGCGCCAGTTGGACATCTCCTCCCACTGCTTCTGCTGCTTGGCAGACTCCAGTTGGGCTTGCCGCTCTTGTTCGGCTTGGGTCAACTTGCCCTCGAACTTGGCCAACCGCTGTTCCAGCTTCTGGTTCTTGATTTCCAGTTGCTTGAAGTAGAAGTCGGGGTCGTTCGGGTCCAGTGCTTCCAGCGGGTCGGGCTCCAACTGTTGGGCGGGCGCATTGCCCTGGGCCAACTGCTGTAGCACCTGCATGAACTGCTGGTTCTGCTGTTGCATTTGCAACTGCATGGACTGCATTGCAAGCTGGTTTTGCTGGGCTATAGCCTCTACAGCAGCAGCAAACTCGCTCTTGGGCTTGGCAGGCGCTGCGGCAACGGAGTCCACGTCAGACACGTCGCCGGACTCAGCCACGGGGGCAAGAATGTCGCCGTCCTCTTGGGCGGGCGCTTCCATTGCTTCGCCGTCCCAGCCAACAAGCTCATAGGCTTCTCCGCCAAACGAGTCGTCGCTGTCGACCGATAGTTCCATGCCTGTGTCAGATGCGTCAGCCATGCTGTCTCCTACGCTGCTCTGCCGTTGATGATTGCCAGCGCCTGCTCATCGCGAGGACTTACCGGCGCGGCGTTTGGGATCAAAGACCCGTCGCCGGTCTGATTGTCCTGAAAACTCGCAGTATCTGTCAAGCCCTGTTCCGATTGTCCCTCTGGTGGAACAGCGCCGCCCATGCCAAGCGCCATCTGCAGGAACATCTTGTGCTGCATCATGTGGTTGTTGATGCGCTGCTGGGCAGCTACGTCGTCGTATGCCTTTTGCTGTTTGATTTCAGACAGGTGCTGTTCAAGGTGGGCCGCGTGGTCCTCCCATTCCTGGGCTTGAATGTCTTGGATGTACAGCAGTTGGTTCTCGTTCCGCGCACGCTCTACGTCCAAGTTCTTGGACCCGATGGCCTCGTCCACATCGCCAAACTCCATGAGCTTGAGCGCCTTGGCTTGGTCAATCAGCCCGCCTTGGTACAGCGCCAGAATCTCCTCGCGACGCGCCTGCCGGTTCAGCGGCAAGGTGCTGTCAATGGACATCTCGACATCGCGGTAGGTGATGTTGGCCGCGTCGAACTCTTGAATGTCGCCCATGGCGTTCGGGTCGCCCACGGCGTACTTCAACGGCAGCGTCGCATTGTCGCGCCAGTTGTTCAGCACCTTCATGGCAATGCGCTTGAGAAAGGCGTGCAAGCACTGCAAGGTGATGCCGAGCTTGGTGTTATCTTCCTCTGCCGCGTACAGCCGGTCTTTGCCGCTTGTGGCCGCAGACTGGTCGCCAAGCGCCGACATGCCGATGCCCGTGGTCAGGGACATGCTATCGGCAAGCAACTGGCTAAACTGGAAGATTTGCGGGGAGATGGGCTCTTGCCGCACAAACTCCGGCTGACGTGCGTTGTCGTTGTAGCCAAGGATCTCGCCTGCTTTGCCGGTAGGCGTGTCCATCTGAGCGCCACGGGCTGCAAGCCAAGTGCCAAACAGGTTGCGGTTGCGACCCTCGCAGATAAGCGTGATGTTGGTGTTCAACTGCCGCTGGGGCTGGCGGGCGAACGACATCGGCGTGCTGCCATAGAAGTTGTCGGGGTCCGGCATGAACTCCGCGTACTCGAACGGCAGGACTTCGCCTCGCAGCGGTTCGTCGACAACCAGGTTGTCAGCGATGACCATCCAGTGCGCGCCCTTGGGGTACTCCTCGCAGGGTAGATGCCACATTTCCCGCACGGCACACAGCCGGTTGTCTTGCAGGCGCTGCGGGTTCATCCAGTAGTCAGGGCTGACAACTGCCGTGTTGGACGTTGGCCAGTCGGGCGACACCTCAATGCCGTACTTCTCGTGGATCTCAGAGATGCCCAACGGGTAGACGCGACCGCACCACTTGGCGTCCTGCCATCTGTTGGCGCCTGGGTCGACGCGCATCTCGAAGTTGGATACGAACCGCGTCACAACGTCGCCGGTTCGCACCTGCTTGGATTCGGGCTCGCCTTCCAGTTCAGAGGCGTCGGCCACAACGTCGACCAACTCTCCGGCATCAGGATCCCAGTCGCAATACCACCACCCGCCGCCGCACATGGTCATGTCGGTCACAAGGTAGATGTACTCTTGCTGCAACTGCTTGGAACGCCAGAAGTATTTGAGCAGGTGCTCGCAGGCTCTGGCGGTTGCGCGGTCGTCGCTGCTGGACGTGGCCGGCGTGACAACCGGAATCGGCTGCTGGGCAATGAGCTTGGAGATAATCGTGCGGACGTGGGCTTGGTAGACGTTGATGGTAATCAGCCGGTTGCGCCGGTCGTTGTCGTTGTTGGCGGTACGGACCAGATTGCCGCGTGCCACGCCGTCCGCTTCAAGCCACTGCTCTCCGCCGTTGAACAGCTTGTTGGCAAGCCAGTCGTAGGAAATGAGCGCCATCCCGTTCTCGGCACGCTCGAAAGCGTCCTTGACGATTTCCTCTGGCGTCATTTCGTCGCGGTCATTGTAGGGCATTGGCGGCTCTTTAGTAGGCTGGCTTGGAAGTCATGCGGCGCCCGACGTAGTTCCACTTGGCAGCATTGGGGTCTTCAATCATGACCTCAGTTGGCATGGCAGAGGCGACCGGCAGCGAAGATGCGATGGGGCCAAGCGCCTTGGTGACGGATGTACCCATGGGCGTGCTGGCTGGGTCAGCGCCGCCGTCCTTGGTCTGCACATCGCCGTACTGCTTCTTGTCCTTGTAGTAGTTCTGAGCGCCCATCATGCCAAGACCAAGACCGGAACCGACACGCTGCTCTTGCTGCTCGCCACCACCCGCTAGACCTCCAACGATGCCGCCAAGGCCAGCGCCCATCTGAGCGCCGGAGATAGCGCCTTGCGGACCACCAGCCATGCCTCCAGCAACACCACCAAGAGCCGCGCCGGCAAGCGTCGACACGGAGTTGACGGTATCCCGCGATGCGTTGTGCGGAGGGGGCTTGTAGGCTCGAAACATGGGGCCTCCTACTTGGTCAAGCGGCTGCTTGGCTAGCGAACTTGCGACGGCAGTTCGATGCGCTGGTTGGGGTCAAAGTCTGGACGCCGTGGACCGCCGCCGCGCTCGAAGTAGCCCATAAGGGGCGCGGACGTGCGACTGGCCCACTGCTGCAACTGCTCCGGTGCAAAGCCGGTCTTGGACACGATGCGCTGGTATTGCGCCCGGTCCTGTTCGTCGTTCATGTCCAGCACAACGTCGCCGCCGCCTGCGTTGACGAAGTGCATCTTGTTGCCGCGGTAGTCCATGACGGGGACGAACTGCAGTTCTTCGCCGCGTTGGGTGGCTTGGATAGCGGCAGCGCGGGCTTGCTCGCGTAGGGCAACCAAGTCACGCGCATAGGCGTCGCCTGTGTCTGCGGCTTGCAGCATGTCAATCCAGTAACCGGGGCCTGCACCGCCGCCTTGCTGGCCGCCTTGCGACTGCTGCACGGGCTGGCCCTGACCTTGCTGCATGGCGCTGGCTACGGCTTGTGTCGCACTGCCGGACTGCTGCACTGGCACGCCGCGCTTCTTGTCGCGACCGCTGGCACGGATGGGCTCTGGAGGCAACTGCGGGTCGCCCAAGCTACGGAACGCCTCCATGCCGGCACCTACTGCGTCCTTGAGGTACGGGGCTCCTGCGGCAATGCCAGCACCCATGAGCGTTGGATACGGCGGGGCTTCGGCGGACGGGGCTGCAGCGGGGGCTTGCGGGTCACGGGCGGACAACATGCCGGCACCTGCAGCCAATGCGCCGCTACCCAGCATCGCGCCGCCGACCTTCTTGGCCATGCCGCTGAAGTCGGGACCGTACTTGATGTTGGCAAACTGGTCGCCAAAGCCGGCAAAGGGGTCTTTGGGAATGGCTGGGCTGCCGGGCATGGGCATGGGGCCAGATTCGCCGGGCCGCATACCTGTCGGACGCGGAAAACCCAATCCGCCTCCTTGTCCAACTGGAGCGCCGCCTGTTGTGGCAAGACCGCTTCCGCCTCTGTTTGCAAGCCCTGTTCCGCCGCGGGATAGCGGGTCGATGACAGCGCCGGGTCGAGCGAACGGATTGTTTCCGGGCGGCAGAATCTCTGGACTCCGCGGCAACGGGTCGATGATGCGACCGGGACCGCGGTTGAAGATCGACGGGTCAGGGGGCAGGACTTCGGCTGTCGGGCGGGGCAGACCGCGACCTACAGGACCGCGACCCATAGCAGGCAAGCGGGCGCCCATAGCCATGCCCGAAGGACCGCCGCCGCCGCCGATCATGCCCAACGCCATCTGTGCGATGTCGTACTCGCGCTTGGTAATCGGTGGACCGAAGCCAAACGGGTCTTCGTACAGCGGTTGGCCGTTCTTGTCGACGCCGGCAATGCGTGGCTCTTTGGGGCGAATGGCTTCAAGCAGGCTGTCAGTCGCAGTGCCAAAGGACTTGCCGACTTCGCCCAACTTCTGACCTGCACGCTGGCGCATCTCGGGACCGGTTGCCGAACGCTGTGCATCGCGCAATAGACCGAAACTTTCGTTCTTGGGCACACTAGCCTCCGCGGGACAGCAAAATGTCGTTGAGGTCTTGGGCTGCCTTGGCTTGTTCGACGCGCTCGACTGCGGGCTGGTAGCCGACTGCGGCAGCAACGGCTGTAGGCGCAGACGCGGCAAGCATCATTCTTACAAGGTGACGCTCTGCGGCAAGGTCCGACTGCACCTTGGTCATGGCGTAGTCGAGGTCCAGCAGCCGTGTTCCGCGTGCGTCGTACTGCTCTTTGTGCGCCTGCTTCTGCCGCTGCGCTTCCCGCTTGATAAGCTGTGCGTACAAGATGGCATGTACCGTAGTCACGGCAAGCAAGGCGCAAACAGCGGACAGTACAAGGACGGCAGTTTGCATGAAACACCCGCCCGCATTGTGCAGGGCACGGGACAATGCTGCGACAATCGGCTGGACTTTGCAAGCACAAGGACAATCTACAAGAAATCCAGCACCGAACCGGACTGGCGAGGGGCTGTCGGGACCGCAGACACGGGCGGCAAGTGCGTCGGGTGCGTTATCCCTGGGGACTGCCAATCGGCAACGGCAGGCTCCGAACGCAAGAAGTCCAGCGGTCGCTGTGTCGTTTGCTGCTGTAGCCGTTCTTGGTCGGGCAACTGTCCAGCCACCCAGCACAGAATCGCCGTCATCATCGCCGCATCGTCCTTGGCGCCCTTGACCGCCCGCGCCGTGACGCAGTTGATGTCGGTCCAACAAAAGGTCGACATCTGGCCGTAGACAGGCTCCCAGCCGCAGACCAGTTGCTTCTGCCTGCACGCCGTCCGCAACGCCGCAATCATCGCCGGCTTGGTGGCCGAAGTCGTCTGCACGCCGATCTTGGTTTCCAGCGCGTGCTCGACCGCATTGAGCTTTTGCCGCAGCCACATGTTGTAGATGCCAATCCCACGACAGGCTTGAATAAACGCCACGCCGGGACCGTTGGCTTCGGGTGCCATCATCGGCTTGCCGTAGTAGGTCCACATCTCCTTGGCCTTGTCGGCAGCTTCCGAAGGGTCACACCAGCCAGCAAAGCCCGCGACCATGTGCAACTTGCCGCCGTACAGTTTGGCCACGCCGATGACCGTCATGTCGCCGTCGGTGCCGCCTTGGCCGATGTCCGCAGCCATGAGGTACTGCGCCTGCGGGTCGTAGTCGGACAGCTTCTCAAACCAGCCGCCGACGCACTCCTGCCACCTGCCGTCGACCATCACCCCGCGCTTCCACCGGTCACGCTCCAGCATGACCTGCTTGCCCATCTCCTGCAGTTGCTCGCCAGACAGCACCGTCTGCCCCGAGGTCAAGAAGCACGTCTCGTCGTCGTCAGGGAACTCGGTCTTGATGCCCGAGATGTTGAGGTTGAACTTGTCCCGCAGCTTGCGGCACCACCACACGTATTGCTGGGGAGACAGACCAAACCGTCGCACCCGCTCCTCTACATCCGGCACAAGCCCGTACTCGCGCTCTGCCGCCGCTGCCGCATTGGTGCCCAAGGCGCCCGACAGGTAGTTGCGGACAACTTCGCACTGCATGTCTGTCAACCCCGTGCTGTGCCCGTCCAGTTCGTGCCACGGCACAAAGACAGGGGCATAGCCGGTCTTGCCCAACTTGGCGTTCAAATACAGGTTGTGGAACGCATCGCCGCGCCCGCGAGGGGTGGACTCAATAAAGACGCCGTTGCCCTTTTCCAACTCGACCGACTGCAGGCAAGCGGTCATGGTGGTCTGGACATCGTACCAGTACGGGATTTCCGTGAGGTGCAGGACCTGGTATGTCTCCGACCGACAGACGTTGGCCGCCGTGGCCTTGGTGCCCGCCGAGTAGAAGTCAACCATGCTCCCGTTGGACAACTGCAGCCGGTTGTTGTTGTCCACGGTGATGGACAGCCCCAACAGCCGGCAAGCGGACTGCATGATCATCCGGTACTTGTCCCTAAAACTGGGGGCAAACCGCTTGTCGTGCAGCACAACCGCTGCCTTGTAGGACGGTGTGCGGACCATGAGCCACGAGATAAGGACCGTTATCAGGGTCGAACAGCCCCACTGCCGCGCCTTGGCGACAACGGCTTGCATCGGTTTTCCGGCTGCCAACTGGGCGATGATGGTGGCTGCCAACCGCCGCTGCGCCCTGTTCCACCTGAACCGCTCCTTGGGGCCGGACTTGGGCTGGATGACGGCAACGCGGGTGCAGAAGATTTGGAAGTTCTTGCGGGCTGCTGCACGGAACTCGGCAAGCCCTTCCTCCGTGCGGAGGTCGAAGTCCTGCTTGCCCGCAGACAGTTGCTTGCGGACGGCGTTCTCGTGCTGCGGCAAGACTTGGGGCGTCAGAGGGTCGCGGTTGGTGACAGCTACCTTGTAGGCAGTCACGGGGTCTGTGCGCCGACGCTCCGCCTGAGAAGCCTGCACGCGGGACACAGGCCCCTTCTTCTTCTTGGGTTTACCCGGCACCGCCTTCTTGCCGCCGTCTGTTCCCCGCTCGATTGCCTTGGTCATTGTCCGCCTCTTGCTGTGCGCCCAGCACGGACAGTTTACTCGATGTCGGGGAATCCGTCGTCAAAGCCGCCGTCGTCGACAAGCCGGTTGCCCGATGCCTTGCCCGCACGGCCCTTGGACTTGGCGAGTTGGTCTATCTTGCCGGCGACAGCGACCCTTATCTTGAACCACTCGCGGGCGTCCTCAGACGCTGGCACAAGGTCTTTGTAAACAACCGTGGCTTCTTCGTACAGGTCGGGCAACAGGGGCTTGGACATAGGGCAGGCTCCAAACGGACAGCTTTGCGCTTGCAGGCCGCGCTGTTCCAAAGCACAGCATGCAGGGCATCCTCCGTATACTGCAATACACAGCCCTTGCCAACACCGTTTCCAAACGCTCCCTTGATCTTTGCTTTTATTTGTGGCAAAGGGGGAGCGACTAGCGAACACCGCAGGTGTCAGCCGACGGCGCGACGGATAGCTTTCGAAGCGTCTAGGGGTCCGGGGCTAACCGGACGTATTCGTGAACCCACGCCGGCAGTAAAGCCTTGTGGTCCTGCAGCTAAAACTAACACCGTCTATTCAAGTACCTAGCATCCAGCGTCAGCCGCCAAGCCTGTAGACGGGTCAGGTGGTTGTCTGCCCGACACATCTTGCAGCCCCAAGCAAACGGCCCTATCGCCGGAATGTGCTGCGCTGTTAGCAGGTCGACAGACCGTGCCCACCTGCAGCGCCAGCACTGTACCTCTATGGCTGTCTCGGGCGTTCTCATTGGGCTACCGCAGAAACAGCGCCGGGTAAGGCAACTACCGCCCGACTGCAATCGCAGATAGGGCAGCCGTCTGGCGGGATGACCGACCTCTGGCCGGCGAAGTACGACCACAGACTGCAGGCCAAAACAAGGACGCCGGCAAGGACTCCCCAACGGTAGTCGCGGTAGTCGCGGTAGTCGCGGTAGTCGGTTTGGGTTTGCATTGACGGCTCCGAAAGTAGGTGGGGAAATTTTTTGGCGGGGTGGTTGGTAGTATAAGAGTAACACCCGCGCCGGAACACCCTCCCTTATACCCGGCCCCTACGCGCACGCTCGAGCACGCACGCGCCTGGCCGCACGCACGCACGCGCACCTGGGCACGGTCTACGCGCACACACTGCGCCTGCGCGAGCATTGTCTGGCAGCAGAGCGATGGGGCTGTGCTAGGGATTCCTGCAGCCATGCCAGCCATGCCAGCTAGCAGACAGCCACGCTGCAGACCTTGGCAGATTGCACCCTACCTGCAGCCTACCTGCAGCCAGAATCGCCCGTCCTAGGGCATCCTGCTGCGTCGGGTTTGGGTGGCTTTGCAGACCTTGCGGCGTTGTTGACTGCGACGTGAATGTGATGAGTAAGCCTATTGTCAAACTATCTTGCACCATATGTCAGATTCTTGTTGACAGCGTTGTGGGGCAGTCATACCTTGATGTTGTCGCCAATGACGGTGACACACTGACAAGCGAGGCAGCACATGGTCTACAACCACATCTTCAACACTCACCTGAATGCCAACAACACGGTCGACAAGATCGCTATTGACGAGAACGGAATCATCTTCTGCGTCTGTGACAGCGTTCGCACTGACGGAACCGACCACAAAGACGGTTGGGAGCATGTAGTTGAGGTCTACGCTAACCACGTTGGACGGCCATACAGCGACATTCTCGCCATGATTGAGCCTTGTTTCTGAAACACAACCCACAACCTGCAACGCACTGAGGCACAAACCATGCTCATCCGAACCAAGCTCAACAAGAAAAACAGCACCGTGACAGCCAGCCCCGTTGGGCGCTTTGCTGTCATTGAGACCACCACCACGACAATCAGCACCAACTACTCTGCGATCAAACCGATGCACCGCTGTGCAGCTCGTCAAGCAGCGCATCGTGATGCTGTGCAGGCGTGGGTGAATGAGCGCAACACCGACCTGATCGTGCACATCGCTCAAGCTGGGCCGGCGGTTTGCTATTGGATCGTTGGGCACAAAGCACTTCCACTTGAGCCGATCGGCATCTGAGCAGGTCGAAACCGTCTCCGGACGGTCTGCCTGTAGCGCAGGCACTGACGAGACCACAACCCAATCCACAACTTAGGAGCAACCTCACCATGACAAAGACCGCTTTCCGCACCGCTTGGATTGACGGCCTCAAAGCCTTCCCATGGGCGTCTGACCCAACCAAGCTGGCAAACTTCACCGCCTCTATCGACCGCACCTTGGCAGGTGGACAGACCTGCCTGATTGACGGTCCTGCCTGCGTTGCCGCTTGGAAGTCCATTGGTTGCAAGGGCAAGCCGACCTACAAGGGCATCCATGCGCTGCCGGGGTGAGTGGTTTTGCAGTCCAGGTTGTGCCAAGTGGGGCCTCCAAACCCCACCTAGGCTGCCGAACTGTCCAACCTCCTGCACCTTGCGCCCCTTCCTGCCTTCCCCGCTTGTCGACATTGGTACGCCCAGGTGTCAAGAGCGGTTATCTAACACAAGTCTAGGGTAGCAGTAGGGATACTAGGGATTCGCCATGCCAGGAGCGGATTCCGGCAAACCTGCGTGATTCTGCAAAAGACGCATGATCACATTCTGCCCTGTCCAGACAGCCAATCGCATAACGCAGTGTTATCCCTTGGCTAACTTTCTCACCTGACCCTACTTGACAGCATAGGCTGGAGTTTGTTAGGGTTCACCTGCCGCGATACTGCGGCCTACCGGAGCAACAGACCATGGCCACCACCTACAAACTGACCGCAGGAACCTACCACGTCGACGAGCCAAGCTGCGATCTGCTCGCTGCTGCTTTCACTGCCACAGACTGGCATGGCGGCCTAGGCTGCCCCTTGTACAAGTTGCAGTGCGGCGAGTGGTCGCACATGACCTACAGCGACTATTCCGAGGCACTGAGCGAGCTGCAGCGTTGTGTACCGCTTTGCCAGCCCGATGATGAGGATGGGTTCTTGGCGCTGGTGTCAGCCATTGAAGCGGTTGAAGACGTGGTTTGTGGCTGGCCCGGTTCGCGTGAGCCAAACGAGACAGCGCACTACAGCGCGTATTGAGCCCGAAACACCCGCAAGGGTGTCTGCAGGTATCGCCTGCACTGACGATGGGCAGTTACCCGACACAATAGGAGCAGCACATGGCCATCTACAACCGCACCAAAGCAGACAGCCGCAAGCAGGAGACAGCCGACCTGACAGCCGAGATTGCCGCAATCGACGCAGGCGTCTGGCCCCGCGACATCGACGACGCAATGCGCTGGGGCGCTGGTCAGTCCTTTGCCAGCCACGCCGACAAGGCGGCCTATGCACGCCGGCTGTGCGTTGACATCGTGGACTACCTTCAAGCGATTCCGGCTCGCATTGCATCGGGTGAGCTGGGCAACGGTTGGCAAGCCTAGCCTACAAACAGGCCGAAACAGCCCACTGCGGCTGTAGCAGCGTGATGCGCTGCCTGAAGATGGCCTTCAGCACCTTCTACCCTTGGAGCACCCTATGTCCTACACAACCTGGCGCAATGAGTTCCTGACCACCTTGGCCGACCATGCAGATACCGCGCTTGCCCTGCTGCGGTATGCCACGTCTGCCCACCGCTTGAGCGAACTGCAATGCAGCGGCGGATACCCGTTCGAGTACGACGGTGCCCCGCAAAAGAAGCTGCTCGCCTGCAAGTCTTGCGAGTCCCGCACCTTTGCGCGTGCATTGTCCCGCGCCGGCATCTGTCCCGCCTGCCGCATCGACAAGTTGGCCGTCAAGGCCGCGCAGTCCGCTGGCATGACCTTGGAACTGCAAGGCGACCCTCGCGGCGCTCCGTTCTATGTCCACATGCCCGACGGTCGCAAGTACGCGGTTCCCGCTCGCCCGTCCACCAATCGCTGGTAACAACCTTCCACCGGTGGGGAGCGCATACCTATCACGCTCAAAGGCACAACATGCAAACCGTTTCAAGCAAGTACGCCTACGCGCGGCAAAACAAGATGGTTGTGGTGTTCGACAACTGCTGGAGCTTTGAGGCTGTCGGCCCTGAGTTTTCTGTAACTGTCGACAGGCGCCCAGCTTCCTGCGGCGGATTCCGCGCCAAAGTCCGTGACCGCAGCAAGACCGTTGTCCAGTCCGGCACAGGCGACAGCATCGCCAAGGCCCTGCAAGCCCTGCAAGCCCTGCAAGCCCTCGCCCCTGCCTAACCCGCAACCCCTACCCCTTCCCCCTCTGGAGCTTCCCATGGCCATCGTTACCCTTCCCCAGGCGCATCCCCTGCACCTTATTGACTACCGCCAGCGTGCCGGTATAACCGCCGAGGTTGCCGCACAACGCGCGCGAATCGGAATCACGACCCTTCGCCACGCCGAGCGCGGTAGCTTGGCTCTGATGGGCGGCAGGCTGCACGCAATCGCCCGTGTGTACGGCGTCAAACCGGCCGACCTGGTCTGCGACCCCGCAGACGACAAGCGCCTGACCCAAGAGCTTGAGCGCTACAAGCGCGAGTGCCCGCCGCATCGGGCTCGCATCACGATCCAGCAGTGGCGAGAGGACACAGCGGCGTAAACCTTCCCAACAGCCAACCCCACCGCAAAAGCCCGTAGCCTAACCCGCTGCGGGCTTTTGTGTTTCCAACAATCGTACACAACCCACAAAATACTTAGGTAGACAGCTTGACTTGTAGACAGTCTGACCGCATACTGTCTCTTGTCAGCAGGCAATCACGCCAGAGGCTGGCAGCCGGAGACAAGATGCAACCCGACCCCAAACGACTGAGGCAAGCCCGCGAGGCTGCCAACCTGACCCAGCAAGCCGCCGCCGCGGACCTGTCTTGCAGCCTCCGCACGGTAGGCAGGTGGGAAGCTGGCACGACCCAGCCGAGCGAGCGCGACCTGCGGGCGATTGCCACGGTCTACGGCTGCCACGTTGGCGACCTGTGCGAGGTGACCAATGCCAACCCCTAACCGCTACCACGACCGCCATGTCCTGGACACCTGCCGCGGCTGCTGGCGCCAACGCTGCGACTGCCAACAGGCAGACGACGCCCGGCTTGTCGTATTCACCCTGACTGCGACCGCCGCGCTGGTTGTCGCCGTCCTTTCCACCGCCGCCCTGCTGGGCTGGTTTGGAGGCTAGATGCGCGTCCTTGTCGCCTGCGAATACAGCGGCACCGTGCGCGATGCCTTTATCCGGCGCGGCCACGATGCCCTGTCGTGCGACCTACTGCCAACCGATGCGCCTGGCCCGCACTATCAGGGCGACGTGCGAGACATTCTGGCCGATGGCTGGGATCTGCTTATTGCCCACCCGCCTTGCCAGTACCTGTGCAGCTCCGGTTTGCACTGGAACCACCGCAGGCCTGGCCGTGCCGAACTGACAGAGCAGGCGCTCGACTTCGTGCGGCTGCTTATGTCGACAGACATACCGCGCTGGGCAATCGAAAACAGTGTGGGCTGCATCGGCACCCGTATCAGACCAGCCGACCAGGTTGTGCAGCCGTGGCAGTTTGGCCACGACGCAAGCAAGGCGACTTGCCTGTGGCTTCACGGCTTGCCGCAGTTGGTGCCGACTGCCGAGGTCGCACCGCGCATCGTCAACGGCAGAAAGCGGTGGGCCAACCAGACTGACGGCGGACAAAACAAGCTGCCACCTAGCGACGACCGCTGGAAGATCCGCAGCACAACCTACCAGGGCATTGCCGATGCCATGGCCGAACAGTGGACAGCAACAGCAACCAACTTGGAGATCCAGCAATGCCTAGCCTTTTGACCGCCCGCAACCTGCCGGGGACCGGCGACTTTGACCCGCCCGACGACGACGAACCGCCGGAGTGCGAGCCCTGCGGCGGCATGGGTCGCCAGTGGGATCCGCTGTCCTACGGCTATTTTGACTGCCCGACCTGCGGTGGGTCCGGCTACCGCAACACCGAACCCGACGCAGACGTTGGACTGGACTGGGTGCCATGAACACGAACTGCGAAAGATGCGACCGCCCAGAGTGCCAAAGAGGCTTGCGCAAAGCCGCGATGCTGGCACACGACGCGCTAGGCGACTCTTTGCAGGCTTTTGCTGATGCCGCTGCCATTTGCGCCGACCACACCGTCAACTGGCGCACCCGCTGCCTTGCCGCAGAAGCCGAGTTGGCCAAGCTCACCGCTTTGCTGGGAGGTGACAAGTGATTTGCCCAAACTGCAAAGACGCGGGTTGCAAGGTTGAATCCTTGCGCGCCGCGGAGCGGTCATCGTTCGCCTACGGGCAAGCCGTGGCCTACAACATGGCAGCAAGGGCGCTCAATGACGCGCTGGCTGCCTGCAAAGCCCGTGCCGCCACGCCCGACCTATCCACCCGCCTTGACCGCATTGAGGCGGTTTTGCGTGCCAAGGGGTGGATGTGATGCAGATCCAAAACTGGACCATAACGGACCATAACGGCGCAATCTGGAGCGCAAGGTGCCATTGCGGCTACACAATGTCGTGCGCGAAGGCGCTCATAACTTCCCGCCCGCCCAGGTGCAAGCGGTGCGGGGCGAGTGCAGCCAAGCCGGTACAGGCACCGCCGCCGATAACCCAACTGCGAGCGGGGCCGGGGCAGCCGTTTACCCCTGTCGACAAGCCTGTGGACAAGATGCCAAGCCCGCAGAGTGCCGATGCTTTGTTCGACGTGCTGGGGCTGGTGCCGGTTACGCTTAAACAGCCGGACCCAAAGCCGCCAAAGCCAAGCCGCTACCGTCTGCGGGTCACCGTGCCAGTTGGCTACGTTTGCCACCGCCTGACGGTGCTGGGCGACAGTGAGACGCAGAAGGGCCGGGCGATGGTCCGCTGCCGTTGCGAGTGCGGCGTGGTCAAGGACGTGCATCGCTGGCACGTCGCCAAGGGGACCGTCCAGTCTTGCGGCTGTAGCCGGGATTCTGCCACCGACCTGCGACACAACATGCGAACCGTCGCGTTACCTGGTGACGTGTTCGGCAGCCTCAAGGTCATCGAGGAGGCAGAGAAGCAAGGCAAGAACCGCACGGTTATCGCAGAGTGCACCGTCTGCGCCAAACGCTGGAAGGTAGGCGTCCAGAACCTGCGACGCAGTAGCGACGACTGCGCCTGCGCCGACCGCTGGCGGCAATCGTCAGCCGGCAAAGAGCAGGCCCAAGAGATCAGGCTGGCGCGGATTGCCAAGCGGGCAGAGTACGACCGGGTTCGCAAGGTGCGCGAGATTCAGCAGCGGATCCGGGTCACTACCGCACGGCTGGCCAAGTTGCAGTCGCAGCTTGATGCCTTGACCCCTGCCGCGACTGTGGCACAATAGACAGCAGGACAGCCTTTGACGAGGCTGCCGAAAGCGAGCCAGCGTGTTGAACGTACTCACACACAAGCCAGCCACCCGACTGCACAAGGCGCATCCTCGCTGCGCTACTGCTGTTGCTGATCCGCCGTTCTTTGGCGGTCTACCCTGCGTCAACAGGGGTGTGGCTGGCTCGTTTGTGAGGCGTCCACATGGCACTCGGTGAAGATCCCTATCGGCGGTTCTGCCCGCCCGACCTAGAGCGCCTGCGCGACTCTGTATCGGTACTGGCCGAGCGTGCATACCTGCACTTGGCACTTGGCCGGTTTAGTCGTGCCAGCAATGCAACCCGCGTCAATCTGGACAGCCTGCGGACTGAGTTGCGCGAGCATAGCCGCACCAAGGTCGAGGAGGCGCTGCGCGAATTGGAGGCAGAAAACTGGCTGTCCATTGATTGGCCAACGCTCACCATCTGGTTGCCAATGCAGGCCCAACGGTGCGCCACCAAGTCGTCAACTACTCGCCAAGGTTATCTGGCAGAGATTAGCAAGTTGCCGCAGTGTGCCCAGCGCGTGCAAGCATACGACTTTATTCAATCTGGAGTTATACCGTGTCGGTACGGTATGGATACGGTAGGTATAGGGTATCGATCTAAGAAGAAGAAGCAGAAGCAGGAACAGAAGCAGGATTCTTCTTCCGCTATCGCTACAGAAGACACGCCTGCTGTCGCAGACGTGGCCGTCACTTTGGAACTTGAACTGACAGCACAAGCCAAGCCGGTACGGAACCTGTCTGCGGGGCAGCAAGATGCCATCTTTGCCAAGCAGATGATCCGCCAATTCGCGGACCGCTGGAACGAGGTCATGGCCGGCCATTGTGCGCCAGTCGTTGCCAAGTCGCTGGACGCCAAAGCTACCACGCTGGCTAAAAACTGCGCGGTGATAAAGCACATCGACGAGGAGACTACTCCCGGCGCTGACCTGTCGCAGTTGTACGAATGGGCACAAGCTCGTCACGACTACCACGCCGGCAAGGGCAGTAGGCCGTGGACGTTCGAGGCTTGGCACAGCGCCGAGCATCTGGCCCAGGTCTTTGCCGACTACCGGCAAGAGCGCCTGCAGGCTGGCGGGCCCAAGAACTTCGCTTTCAACGTAGACCGGACCTTGACGCAGTGGCGCGAGTCGGTCGAGTACCGCCAACAAAGAGAGGCCGGCAATGTCGCGTAAGGAACAAGCCGCAGAACCCAAGCTGGCCCAGCGCCTGCACTCGGAGCGCATCGTCATCGGGTCATCGTGCGCTGACGGCAACGTGCTAGGGGCATTGCTGCCGCTGGTGCAGCCGCGGGACTTCTGGGATCCAGACCACGCCGCAATCTGGCAAGCTTTGGCCGCCTATCATGCCGAACTGCCGCAAGACGTACGGTGTCAGGTGACTGAGTGGGAGAAGCTGATCCCGCCGCTGCTGACCACGCTGGGCGAGCAGGCGCAGACCAAGACGCTGCAGGCTATTGTAAACCAAGGCTGCAGCCATGCGGCTATTGCCGAACACGAGGCCCGCCGGCTGGCCACACTGGCCGCGCAAGACCGCTACCAAGCTGAGATCGCCGGCCTGACCAAACGGATGCACGAGGAGGCGGACCAGCATACCCGCGCCCTGATTGCCAACGCCATCCGGTCTGTCCCGCTACCGGAAGATCCCGGCAAGCGCGAAACACTGACGACCCAGGTTGATGCGGTGATGGGGGCCTTGCTGTCTGGCGAGTCGCCATCGCCTTGGATTCTGCCAACCGGCCTGCAGGTGTTCGACAACTCCAATGGCATGGGCTTGCATCCGGGCCGGCTGTACGTTGTCGCTGGCCGTCCGGGCTGGGGCAAGTCGTCAATCATCGTCCAGTGGGTGGCTGCAGCCTGTCGCGCTGGCCGTCCTACTGCCCTGCTGTCCATGGAAATGAGCGAGGTCGACATTGTGCTGCGGTTCGCCGGCCTGCTGTCAGGCGTTCACGTCATGGACCGCAACCAAGACCGCTTTCCATTCACCGACGATGAACGCTGGCGCCTGCAGGAAGCCACCGCGGAGATCCGTGCTTGGCCGCTACACCTGCGTTGCCAGCCAACAAGTGCAACCCAACTCACCGGATGGGCCAGTGACCTGCAGCAGCGCCATGGCGTGCAGATTGTGGCTGTGGACTACCTGCAGCAGATCCTTGGCACGCGGGGTCAGTCGACGCTGGACCGCATCACAGAGGCCAGCCGGCAATGCAAGCTGCTGTCGCTGCAAGGCGTGGCCGTCGTTGTGGCCGCACAGTTGAACCGGGAGGCGCTGGCAGGCCCAAGGCCGCGGGCTGAGAACTTGGCCGGCTGTGACCAGATTGCAGCCGATGCGGACTCGGTCATCTGCCCTTGGCGCGGTGGCGGGTCTGGCGCTCCATACGGCTACGCGGAGTTGCTGGTCTTGAAGGGCCGGCGCTGCGTTGTCGGTCGGCACCGGATGCAGTGGGTCGGCAGTGTGCAGACCTATGTGGACGGCAACGATGACTACCTGTTGCCGATTGACGATGACGAACCCAAGCAAAAGGAGCGTGGCCGATGGTAGACAACTTTGTAGGACAGACCGAGCTGAACCGGGAGGCACGTCGCCAACTGGACCAACTGAGACGGATGCAGGGGATCCACCATGACGCGCACCTAGCGGCAGTTTTGGCTCACCTGCGCCTGATACTCAAAACCGCAGAGGCCCGCCGTGGGTTTGTGCAGATGCTGGAAGGGGTGACAAATGGCAAGTGAAATCAAAGTGCAGGCGAAGTTGTACGCGGTCAAAGAGCCGCGTTGGATTGGCGAGGGCCGGATGGTCAGCGTCCGATGCAAGGGGCCGGGGAGCAAGAACAAGGACGGTACCTGGAGCGCACTGTGGCTGGACGTGCTAGCCACCGGGACGCAGGCGGACCAGTTGGCGC